CTCGCATACTTAGTATGCTTTGGCAGTACCATAGGAGTAATCATGCAATCATTAGATTTTGAAGATTTTGTTGCGAGATCGTTTTCTCAACCGAAAGGTTGTGATATCCTTTCCCGCCAACTTTTATCTTCTTATCTTCTGTCTTCTGAGATTCCGATTGTTGAATTTCTTCAACTTTCAGATGACCAGAAGTGCGTGATTATTGCACCTCTATTTAACTTTTTGCTAAATAGATATGCTCCCTTAGGTACGCTCTCTTTTCTTGTGACACCTCAATCGGGTAGCACCCTTTTGATCGGCACAGGAGATTGACTATGGACGGAATCTCTAAAGTTCATCACAAGTCTTATTTGTTCAAACAGAATGGTACTTTTACCACTCGGTTCGGCTTTGATCCTCCCGTTACTACTAACTATGATAGTCGAAGTTCCTTCGACGCATCTGATAGTTCTAACGGTTTTAAGAATCCTAGCTGGAGGGAACAGGTTCGTCGCGGTGTTAACGCTACCACTTTCTTTAATGGTATCGCTCACTCAGACGATCCTGGTCCTTATGCTCAAATAACTCTTGTTGATAACTCTGCGTTTCCGAACGGGGACCCTTTCCAAAGTAAGAATGGTTTCGTTGAGGGTAATCTTACCATCAACGATCCACCTTCCCTTGCGAATCCAGGTTCTGTTGTCAACCGAGTTACTAACCGCGCTTTAAGTCGATTTATTTCCTCCATTGATGATGCTACAAGTTCATTAGAACTTGGGCAAGATCTTGGAGAATATAAAGAGACACTGCATGGAATCCATAGTCCTCTTTCTTCTTTGCGTGACGGTATGATAAATTACCTCTCTTCACTCAAGAAAGTGAAACGGAGCAGTAAGAATCGTTCATCACTTAAGAAGATATTGACTGACACCTACCTTGAGTTTCACTTTGGTTGGCAACCATTAGCTGACGACGTAGCCAAGCTTATTGCTGATGCCGGTCGATACCGGTTTCCGCAATTGCCTGTCTATGGCTCAGCTCATGATACCTTCCAATGTGACGAGAACGTGTTTACACGTGGCGCGGCACCTTTGCCGAACGCGTACAACTTTAAGTCCAAAGTAACTCAGGACTATAGCGTACGTTATAAGGGAGTTGTCCGAACTGGGTCTAATGCAAGTGGTCAGATCGGTCAGCTTCAAGCTTTTCAGTTAACACCTGAACGCTGGTTGCCGACTGCCTGGGACTTGCTTCCCTATTCATGGATAGCAGATTATTTCACCAATATTGGTGAGATGCTGCAAGGGTTGGCTCATATGAATGTTGATCTTGTGTGGGCATGTATGACATCTCGTCATAAAGCTACAGCCGATGTCTCTGACATTAGCTATAACTATGACTTGACGCCTATATCTCCCCCATTTGTTCAACTTAGTAAGAGTTTCAACGCTTCCGGCGGTAGCTACTCAGCTCACACCGTTCAGATTAACCGTACACCAATTGGATCTAGTGATCTCGTCCCGCGATTCGAATTTCGAATTCCAACGGGAAAATATCCTTTTCTCAATATGGGTGCGATTCTCCTGCAACGTTCTGCTGGACTGAGGCCGTTCTTTTAACAACCTGCACATATGTGCATACAACATCGGAGGCTCTAATGAGTCTGACAATTACATCACCCGTTACAGGTGGTGCCCAGACGGGCTTGACGACCCCTACCTATACCATTGCATCCGATACTGCTCCCAGTAATACTGGTAAGCAGTACGCTGTCTCTGGCATCGGCGGGACTCAAGCAGGCGTTGATACTTCATCTTCGCCCTCACGTCCTTTCACAATCACTGGCTCTAGGCCGCCTGTCCTTAGACAGATACCTGCTGTCAATGCTGTGACTGGTCTCATCTCCAACGTCCCGAACAACGTGTACAAGATCGTTGTGCGTAAAGGTGTTACTGTTCTTTCAGGTCAAGCACCTCGCGTTGCTTCTGTGCAATGCGAGATTGCTATCCCTGCTGGAGCAGATATCAACGATACGCCTAACGTGCGTGCAATGCTTTCTCTCTTTGTCGGCGCGATCTCTCAGATCTCGGCGTCATTGGGAGATACTGTTGTTTCCGGAGTAATCTAACACCTAGGTGTTAGCATTCTGGGAGTAACAGTATGAAAGCTGTTGTGACTCTGTTGATTAGTCTGTCCTTAGCTGGGTGTTCTGCTATTCGTTTAGCAGTTCCTCCTCAGTGTCAGGATTTACCAATCGACCAGGTTTACGATTGTCTTAATAAGAAGTAATTCTTATTTCGCCATCGTATCGGTTCATTCAGGAGATGCGTCATGGACATTAGTCCTGTTGCTCTTTTTGAAGCTGTTAAAGCTGACGTTTCCCAGTATTATCGTAGTGATTACGCTAATATTCCTGGGATCACCTATAAGCAGTTTGCATCCTCATATCTAGTTGAGAGTGTTATCCGTAAATGGATACCATCCGATACTACTATGGCAGATGCTGCTGCTCTAGATGCCTTTACGTCTGCTAATCGCAGATGTAGAGATTGGAGATTCACCCCTACATGTAGCATTGACTCAATTATACTAGAGGAAACTCGTCGTATAATTGATGATTTTCTACATCCTAGTGGCGATCCTCTGATCAGTTCTTACTATGACCTTTGGGCCAATGGTAAGCCTGGTCCGGGTGCTAGTGTTGGTGGATTTGGTACTTCGTATTATACTAAGTACTTTTCCTCACCACTAGCTTCCACGTCTCCTTTCCTGTATCAATCGTACAGGGACTATTGTGCTTGGATCCCCACACTTTCTGAAGCGGAACAAGTCCGCTACGATTCGTTTGGGGATGCACACATAGTTAGCGGCAGTAGATGTAGCTTCGTCCCGAAGACTGCGAAGAGTAGTCGTATGATTTGTGTTGAACCTTGTCTGAACATGTTTGCTCAGCTTGGTCTCGCACATTTTCTTGAGGAAAGATTGAAGTCTTTCTTTCAGATTGACCTCTCGACCCAACCTCAAGTTAATCATCGACTGGCACAGCTAGGTTCCTCAACTGGGCAGTTTTGCACAATTGATTTATCTAGTGCTTCTGATTCCATTTCTCTTAGGCTGTGTGAGATGCTTTTCCCTAAGTGGTTTTTTGAACTACTTGTTGAATTGCGTTCTCGTACAACTCTAATTGATGGAAAAAGTGTGCCCTTATATATGATGTCTACTATGGGTAATGGTTTTACATTCCCTTTGCAGACACTTATATTTGCCTCTATTACTAAGGCATGTATTAATTTAAAAGTTAATACGGGTTTGAAATTTTCTGTTTTTGGTGATGATATAATTGTTGATAGATCTATCTATCATTCAGTTATAAAGTCACTTAAGATGTTAAACTTCGAACCCAACCCTAGTAAGACCTTCTATGAAGGTCCGTTCAGAGAGTCTTGTGGTGCTGATTGGTTTTATGGCCAACCAGTACGGCCGGTATTCATCCGAAAGATGAAATCTGCCCAAGATATCTCTGTCGCCATCAATCTTTTCAATGAATGGACCGCTTATACTGGTATTCCTTTAAGGAATACTATCGCATTCTTACTC